AACACGCGGTGGAATCACTAGAATATTTAGTCCAATATTCCATAGAATATGTCCTGTCTGTAGTGTACATGTAAATAACTGGCGCTATTTTCAATACCTATCGTAATTGTGTTGATGGTATTAGATACAAGATAGCATGTTTGATATATTTCCCAATAATGATGCTCAAAAGTATGTGCCAAAAAAGATCACGCAAGCATTCCAATGCCACACACAAGAAAGTGGGTGGTATTAGATGTAGAGGCGCATACATAAAACAAACACATCCGAAATATGTCACAGACAAAAGAGGCAACCATGCGCTAAAATCATATCAAGCGTATGATAATGGAATAAAAACAGAATAAATACTGTTTAATGATTGCTACTGTGAAGGCCGCGGAGCCACATTGTCAACACCAGGACAATTCGGGACGTACTACAATCCAAAATTAAAAATGTTTGGGTAATGTCCAAAGACTGTAGTTTAAACGTTCTTTGAAAGGCAAGTTGGGCCACATTTATAACCAGCATAAGACGTATTAGATGATTATTAGACGTTCATACACAAGGTCCTTCCGAACATAATATATCAAATGTCGGGAGTCATGCAGTTACAGAGATTATCCCTAGATGACTACTATGATTCTATGACTGACAACAAGAAGCGTGTGTAGTACAAGTCGGGACAACAGTAATACGCTAGCGGAAAAATACTTAAGGTATTAGACATACTTATTAAGGCGTGGCAACTTGACACTGCTTCAAGAATGGTAGTTGCACCACACCCAAGCGTGAAATGGATCACTTGTTGGTTTAATAAGTCGTTAATAGATGCTATGCATATAGTCATGCCTCAGTTCGTCCATGGCATGTCTATGCCAGCCCTTTCAAAATACGTCATGTATCATATGAAGGGTCTTAATATAGACAATTTCAGGACTATAGCAGTAGACGGTTCAAGACATGATTCTAGACAACACAAGGTACTATTTCAATTAACACAAAGGCCTTTGTTAACCAGACTGCTAGACGTATTCGTCAAAATGCACGGATTAACATAACAAGACAAGGATGTGTTAACAGCATGTTGTATAGAGGAAAGGCAATAGCTACAATTCAAGCGAAAGAGCCAAACTATTTTTAAAGCAACATTAGACGGCACTACGACGTCAGGACTCAATGTGAAAACCACATTCAAAAATACTGTAGATTAAGTTTTAGTTGTCGCATATGCTATGAGTAAATGTAATATAGACATATTTTCAAAATAGAATGACAAAGCCAGATTATTCGTCGCTGGAGACGACGTAATGATAAAAGTGCACAAAGATTATGCTGAGCCCCTCAGGCAATAATTACTAAATGTATTCGACACGTAAGGCAGATAGTTTTATGGGTTGGGATAAGCCTCGAAGAAGATCGAGGTTACTCCATATGAAAACTGGGATTTCTTGTCAAAAGACGGAGTCCTAGTAGGAGGAAAGTGGGAGTTTGCGAGACTCTTACCTAGAGCACTTAAATACACTCTAAACCATACAACAGGCAAGGACAAGTTAACAGATGCTTAACATGCACACTATGTAGGATAATGCTTATTAGCAGATGCACCGTCACACTATGCCATAAGTCCATATGCAAATTCCTTGCTGATACCAGGATACACAGGACCTAAGCCAGGATTCTACGGTTGGGAAGGGCAGGTGTTTGCAAAAGAGGCACACAATGATTCACACTGGATGTAAAAATACCATAGAGATGGCATAACACCAGGATTTTTAGGACATGACACGATAGATCCGACTACAGTGGATCAAATATATTAGGCGGGAGGGGTCAAGTAAATATAGAGTAAAAACTCAAACAGCCCAATATATAGAAGAGTAGGACATGCCTATCAAGAAGACCAAATAATAACCTATGCATCCTTATCCCAAGGATGTTCCAATGACACCAGAAGAAGCTAAAGCCTAAGCCGAGAAG